AACAACAGCTTGCCAATCAACTACACCACCTGTATTAGTTGCAAACTTTGCGTGTGTTACTGTTCCGTCTGTTGGAACTCCTACATCTAATACGTTACCTAAAAGAATAACAAAATCTATAACATCACCTGTTGCAAGATTGCTTGCGAAAGAAAGTGTAGACCCTGATATAGAAAATGAATCTGATGGTGCTTGAAGTACACCATTTAAAGATACGAGCATATGATTTGCAGACTCAGGGGAAACATTAGTTCCACCTACTTGAAGTGTGTAATCAGCTTGACCATTAACAACTGTAATTGAATCACACTTTTGAAAGTTTCCTACTGTTGGTTCTTTTCCTATATATGCCATTAACTATGTTTCCTTCCGTATAATGAAAATCTGCCACTTGCTATATTGCCTGAGTTCCAAAAAATTCTAACTCCTGAAACTGAATAGTTATCACTATTATGATATTTACTAAAACCACCACCATAAACTTGACCAAATTCTCCAGCAACATTTGAATACAATTTAGAATATTTAAAGTGTTTCCAATCAACTGTTTCGTGTGCATCATATATTGTAATTTCTAAATTAGCACTTTCATAACTTGCATTTCCAACAGCTTTTCCAAGAACTGCATGGTCTGTATTTGACCCATTACTATCATTTTGTTGTGCGCTTGTATCAGCACCAGCAAAAGACCATTGATAAGAACTACTATCAATAATACTTCCAGCATTATTAAAAAATCTTAATTTTAATTCTTGATTATCAGTTGTTGTATGAATATTTTGAATGACTAAATGAAAATCTGAATAGTCTGTTGAAAAAGAAGTAAAATCTACTTGTGCAACTCCACTCGTTACATCAGTTGAAGATATAAATTCATACATTCCACCACCTTTAATTAAACTGTAATCAATTCTTTTTAAAGTTCCAGCATCAGATAAAATAAACTCATCTGTATCAGCTGGTTCAGAAGTTAAAGCAGTTTCAGCAGAAATAATATCTTGTGCTAGTTTAGAATTAGAAATAGTACCATCTGTAATATCTCCAGCTGTTAAAGGTACATCTGTTGGTTTCTTGCCGATATAAGCCAATGTATTACTCCTATGTTATTTCTAAGATTGATAATGTTGAATCTATTTTAGCAGTAACAGAACAATCAACTTTTAAAATATCAGTAGTTTGTAAAACAACTTTACCACCTGTTAAAAGTTCTAGTGAAGAACCAGCTGGTATTGATACGTCTTTAACTAATAAAACTGTTTCGTTTGTTTCTGTATCTGATGTGTCTGAAACTAATTGTACTGAAGCTGTTACTGAAGCTGTGTGAATATTACAAAGAGTTAATCCTATTACTACACAAGTTGTTGAACTTGGTACTGTGTATAGGGTTAAAGGTGTTCCAGCACTTGCTGGCATTGCACCATTAGTTTTTACTTTAAATGTATTTGCCATATGTTCCTTTTATATTTAACCTAATGCTATTGCAAGTGGCAAAGCATTGGGGTCAGATTCCGTTACTGTTCCTGTTACTGACATTGCACTTGTTACTGCGTTTGTTGATATATTAATACTCATTAATTCAATGTTGTCTGTTCCGTCATTGATCTTAATTTTTAAAAATCCTGATGTTCCTGAATCCACCCACATACTACCAGCGACTAATGAACTTGGTGCTGATGTTCCTACGTGCATTGAATTTAATGCACCTAAGATACTGTTTAATTCTGCTCTAAATGCTGGAAAACCTTGATTCGCTAATGTTGTGTCTGATACTTGTGCCATATTTTCTTATACTCCTTTTAAAAGCCCTTTGCAATGAAATCAAATGTTCTTGATACATTTGTTCCACTTGAATTTTTAAATGTCAGGTCAAATCCATTAACAGTTTTATTCTCTACTACAAAGAAATCACCCGTTGCAAGATTTTCACCCGTAATTCCTACTGCATAATTAACAGATTTGTAAGGATTTGTAAATGTTACTGTTTTAGTTCCAGCACCTGAACTTATATCATTACCACTAAATATTCTATCAGGCATATCTACTGTTACTGATAATCCTGATACAACAGGTGTTGACGATAAATCGCTTGAAGTCATAACTAATTTAAATTTTAAGTATCTAGCAGTATAATCACCAATTACGAAATTTTGGAAACTTGTATATGTAACATTATCATCTGATGTAGCTATTTCAATATGTGCGTTACAGTTAGCTGGTGTATCTCCGTCAAAGTTAGAGGGTTGATCGTCAAAATTACCTGACCTACTGTCAAATACATCATCTAGGTTATCTGATGTTTGTATAATAGAAGCTGTAACTCTTAATGTGTGTTTTGCACCAATATCAATGACGTTAGCAAAATCATATGTTCCTGATGGAAATAAGTCAGCACTTTGTACTCCTGAATCAAACAATCCTGTTGCATCATCAAAGTTTCCACTAGCACTATCAAATAATTCAGATGAGTCTAATCTTAATGTACTATCTGTTAAAATAAGATTTGATTTACTACCAGCAAAACTAGGATTTTCACTTTGAGTTGTAACTGCATTAAAATTTAGTGTTGATGTTACATTAGATATTACTGCTGTCGCATTAGAACTAAAGTTACCTAATTTATCTACTGCTTTAATTAAGTATGTTCCTACTCTAGCTGGAACAGATATAGAGGTTGCTGGCCTTGATATTTTCTCTACTAAAGATACTGAGTTTTGCCAATCTGCTGACCCATCTGTTGCAGTAGAATATCTTAAATTATAATGTGATAAATCTAAATCAGGTATAGCTGTCCAACCTAAATGTGCCTCTTGTCCTGATATGTTACAAGATAAATCTTCAACATCACTAGGGGGTGCGATTGCACCTATAATCTTTCTTTGTGCTGTTACATAACTTGATGAACTTCCAAATGATGATACTGCTTTAACTCTTACATCATATGTAGATTCATCTATTACATTTAATACTCTTTGAAATAATCCTGAACCTTGTGAGTGAATAATAAAATCTGAATCTGTACTAAGCTTATATTCTACTTGGTAATAATCAACAAAACTATCAGGTGAAACACCAATCTCAATATCTAAAGCTGTTAGAGGTGTTTCATTATATTGTATTAATTGGTCTGTTAAAGTTACACTTGCTGGTGGTTGAACTACAAATGGATTTGGAAGTGTTGTACTTGGTACTGTTGGTGCTTGTGTTTTAGTTGCCCAAGTATAATGTGAGTTTTGGTGTTCAATTAAATTTAATCCTACTGTAAAATCTTCGTTAAAAGATAACGAATTAACTCTAAATGGTTTAGCTGAAAATCCTAATGAACTATGTGTAATATTAACTATATCTCCTATTGCTAAATCATAAGCTTGGCCACCAGCATTTATATTTAATTTAATAGCTTCTCTTGATCTTCTTAATATAATTTCTGCCATTTCTTCAGCTTGATATGTTGATGTTATAACTTGCCCAAAATCATATCTTCCCTCTAATAAAAAACCACCATCAGCAGTTTTCATTGTTGCGTGTTGGTCTGCACTTGGTAATCCTGAATCATCTATAGGTGGAAACTGTACTTCGTCAACTTGCCAATTTTTATCAGGAGAAACATAAGATACAATAACTCTATTATATTTATCGTTTTGATTTGGACTCGCTAAACTATAACCACCAAATATATCATCTTCATTTAATGTTATAGATGCACTTCCTGTTGTTTCAATAACTAATCTATATTTTCCACTTGTATAAGGTAAGTAACCTCGACAACCTTTTAATAATGTTCTTGTGTTTTCTATAATCTTTTTAGATGTATCTAATACAGCATTAGCATCAAATATATTAATATCACTACCCCCACTATAAGGTGTAACTTGCGTAACGCAAACTTGTGAAGCATCATAAAAACTTTGTAAATCTATATCTGTTATTGCTAATCCTTTTCCATATCTTGCATCTGTTAAATAATTTAATAAGCACCAAGCTGGATTTGTAGAATAAGAAGCTGTTTGTGCAACTAAACTAGAATTATAAGCAACTACTTTTTTACCTCTTACTAATGCTTGTATTTTTGGAATAGAACCAAAAACATCTTGATTCCATTTAAAACGAACAGCAACATAAGCTAAACCTGATAATTTATGATTACTACCCCAAGAAGATAATGTAGATAATAATGTGGAAGCAGATTGTCCGTCTGAACCATAATGAGGTTCTAATCTAATTAAACTTTCTCCTTTATAAAAATTACTATCAGAACTATCAACTTCAACTGCTGTACCATCTGAAAATGATGATGCAAAAGTTACAACCTTATCATCTATTTTAATTTGCTGAATACTATCTATTTCTCCCTCACTTAAAACCAAAGCAACATATAAATAAGTATTATCTGTTCCTGATGTTTCTATAAATACTCTAGTTCCACCTAATAATCTTTCTCCATATACAACAGGAATATTTGCGTCATTAGATTGTTTATTAAGTAATACACCTGTTTCAAAATCTTCAGGTTCATTAAGGCTAAAGTCAGGAATATCAGGTGTAGGTATTAGCCAAGATATTGCTTTACTAAATACTTTTACTACGGGTTCTACTATTTTTTCTACTACACCACCCATTAGATATGAAACTCCCTTTTATATTTAGATGATACTCTATAAATA